GTCCGCCGCCCAAGACCCCGCCGGCAATCTCCACCGCCGTGCCGACGCCGCCCAGCTTCTCCCGGTGCTTGGTGCGCTCGGTCTCGAAGCCCTGCAGTTCCCGGGTGAACAGGTCGGTAAAGCCCAGCTCGGCCGTCTCCGGGTCCGGTGTCCCGCCTGCCATCGACGCGAGATTGCGCCCGAGGATGGTGCCTACTGCTCCGCCGGCTGCCTTTACCTCATCCTTGAAGCCGAGTGCGAAGTTGTCGCTGAAGAGGTTTCCCAGCGCGCTGGTGAGTTCCCCGGCCTTCTGGACGAAGGACGGCTGCGCCTTGGCCAGAATCTGCTCCGGGGTTACCTGTGTCCTTTTCAGCACATCTGCGGGCGTGATGGGCTTGTCGCTCATTGGGGCGGCTCATCCAGCTTTTCGATAATCGCCTGGAGCACGTCCTGGCCCAGCTTGGCGAGGCCGTCATTACCCAGGCGGTTGGCCATGGAGCGCAGCTCGGCGGGGTCCATGGCATTCACGCTATCTACCGTCACCGCGGAAACCCCGGCGCGCGCGGCCGCGATCTGTGCGCGAATCTCGGTCTCAATCTCCGCCGTGCGCGCCTTGATGTGGTCCGCGCTGCGCTTGGCGATCTCTATCTCGACCTTGCGCACCTCTTCGGCGCTGCCCGCCTCCGCCAGCCGGCCGGCGTTCTCCAGCGCGATTTCTGAGCCGGCCCTGAGCGCTGCAAGGCCGCGGATGTTGCCCTCCTCCGACTTGCCGATGTTCGCCACCGTGTTGACGCCGAAGTCCAGCTCACGCTCCGACATGGCGCCCTTGAAGCGCTGCATCGAATTGAGCGTGATGTCCTTCGACAGGCGGTCGAATTCCTCCTGCTTGCCGAGCGCGTCGGCGTCGATGTCCATGCCAACGTCGGCCGCGAAGGCCTTCAGCAGCATCCGCCCGCCCTGCGTCGCGCCGGTATCCACCCCGGCGGCCAGCAGCTCGGCCATGGACTGCGTCGCCACCTTGGTCCCGGCAGCCATGCCGATGGTCTCGATGGCGGCGCTCTGGCGCTCCTCCGCCTTGGCCTGGCCGAAGGGCTTGCCCTCGCGGATGCTCACCTGCGGCTTGGTGCGCGACGCCAGGATTGCGGCCCGGAATGCGGGCGAGCCGGGCTCGAGGCCTGCCGCCTCCAAATCCTGCTGCAGCGCGGTCGGCTCTGGCGTCTTGATGGCGGCCAATGCGGCGGCCTCGTCGACCTTGCCGGGGATGAGCGCCTGCTGAGTCACCACGGCCGTCTCGACCGCGGTGCGCGCCTTCAGCCGGTCCCCCAGGAACTCGGTGGTGAAGTCGACCGCATCCTCCGGGGTCATCAGGCCGGCCTGGAGCATGGAGGAGAGGAACGGCCCCGCCTCGGGCACCTCTGCCAGCCAGCCGGAGAGCTCGCCAACGTCGACACCCTTGGACTTCGTGGCCCGCAGCAGGTCGCCGACGCCGGGCAGGCCTACCGTCGCCTCGAACTGGCTGATAGCCTCATCCATCTTGCCGGCCGGGACGTTCTTCGACAGCTCGCCGAAGGCCGCCACCGCCTGGACCGTGGCAGCCGTCATGCGCAGCTTCATCGCCTGCTGCTCGATGGCTGCCTTGCGCTTCTTTTCGATCGGCCCCTCGGTGCCGAGCATGCCGGCGCTGACCTCCTGCAGGATCATCCCGATAGCCCCGATGGGATTTTCGTCAAAGTCTATGAGGGGCTTCTGCCGTGGCTGGGCCGCCGGGGCAGCCTGCTGGGGCGCTGGAGTGGCCGCAGGCAGGGCGGGGGGCGGGGGAGCTGGAATCGCCGCCTGTGGAGCTCCAGGGGCAGCCATGGGCGCCGCGGGAGCGGCCACAGATCCGCTGGTCAGGCCGAAGAAGGACGACTCGCTCGGCAGCGCGTTGGGGGTAGAGAGGCCGAAGCCCACTTGTGCCATTGTCCCGTCCGTCCTATCTTCAATCCATGACCGTTCTACTGACCATCGTCCTCGGCACCGTCGCCGTCTTCCTCGGCTGGTTGGCGCTGCGCATCGCCTTCGCGATCCTGGCCGCGCCCTTCGTCGCGATTGCCGCCGAGCGCTGGCCGCCCTTCACCCGCGGTCAGCACATCGCCTTCCTGGTGATCTTCCTGGTCTTTCCGGCCATCTTCCATTTCGCCTTCGCCTAGGCGGCCCGCAGTCCAAAGCCGCTGCCCCGGGCCTCTTCCTGGTCGGACTCAATCTCATTGTCATTGAGCCCGAAGCCGGCCGCCTCCAGCCGCTTCACCTTGCGGCCCAGCGCCTTAACCGAGGCGGTCATCACCCCCAGGGCGTCGATCAGGTCGATGGTCCGCCCGTCGCCCAGGCCGAAGGTCTCCTGGAAGTCCTCCGCGTAGGTGCCGACGTGCATGCGGTCGTCGCCCTTGTAGCGCCAGGTCTCCACCGGCAGGCGCTCCACCGCGTCCAGGATGCGCTCCTCCGATACCGGCGCCTTGTCGGTCTTGTAGTCGCGGGAAGAGAAAATTCCGGTGGCGCTCAGGCCGGTCAGCAGGCCGCCGGCCCCGCCGAGGCCCTGAGCGAACTGGCTCAATCCGAAGCCGCCCTGCGTCGTCGTGGTGTTGGCCAGCCGGGTCTGCGCCATCGGGTTGATCGCGCTCGAGAGCGTCGCCGCCGGGTTTCCGGCCAGCTGCAGGCCCAGCCCGCCGAGGGTGGATGCCATGTTGAGGCGGTTGTTGAAGGCCTGGCCGCGCAGCTGGTCCTGGAACTGCCGCGTGGCCTCCAGGATGTTCTGCTGGCCGAGGGCCGACTGCTGAAGCAGCGAAGACTGGGCCAGGGGGAAGTTCAGCTCCGCCTGCGCCTGGGCCGAGCGCAGCCCGGCGGTCAGCTGGCCGCCCTGCCGCACCGCCTCCGCGCCCACCCGGCCGGCCCGGTCCAGGATCGGCGTATCGGTCGGCCGGAGGCCCAGCGAGGGCGCCAGCTCGTCGCGGATGCGCTGCAGCGAGTCGGTCTGGAACCGCTCGATATCGGTGGAGCCTGCCGCGATGGCCTGCTCGGTCGCCTGGCCGATCAGCTCGATCTGCTCCGGGGTCGCCTTGCCGCCGCGGCGCAAGTCCTCCAGGGCGAGGTTCAGCAGCTCCTCCTGGATAGGCGCCATCTTGTCCTGCTGCGCCTGCGCCTTTTGGGCCGCTTCCGTCTGGCTCTTGAGGAGCGGCTCGAGCTCCTTGGCGAAAAGCTCCTGCTGGGTGCGCTGGCGCTTCAGCTCCTCCAGCTGGAATTCGGCCAACTCGACCTGCTTCTGCTGGAGCGCGATCTCCTGCGCGGTCGGTGCCGGCGTCTTGACCTCGGTCTTGCTGCTCACTTGGCGTCTCCAACGCAAAAAGCCCGCCGCCCCGGGGATGGGGAGGCGGGCTCTGAATGCCAGATGACCCTCTGTCGCGGCTAGATTAGCCGCTTTGCCATGATATTGCCAGCGCCGACCACAACCCCGCCGCGGCGCTCCAGCACGGCCCGGTAGCTGCGCAGCTCGTGGGGGACCGAGAACATGACCATCTGCGCCCCCGCCCCCTGCAGGAGCGCCATCCCCCGATAGATCAAGGCCCTGACCACCATGGCCTTGCGCTTGTGCGAGAGGCCCGGATCGATGGAGAGCAGCTCCATCCAACCTACCGGCTTTCCCAGCACGGTCTGCACAGCCCCGATAATGCGCCCCTCCTCCTCCGCGACCAGCCAGTAGGGCGCAATGTCCGACCAGTCTAGAGCGTCTCTAAATCCCATGCCGGTCAGCAGCTCGCCGATGCGCGGCCCATCGGCGTTGGTGGCGAGCCGGACCGCTGCCATCGTCACTCCTTGCCCCTCGGGTCTGTCCAGCCATGCGTGACAATCCGCACGGTGACGCCGGCGTCTGAATTTGATATGCGGAATCTAACTTGACCGCTCGTGTTGGTTCTCGCGAGACGTGCGAGAAAGGCTTGTTCGCCGTCCGCAGTAATAAAGATCTCAGGAATCGTATTGGGGTCCGTGTCTGTCTGGTCGGGGGAGGTCATTATGCCGTTGGTGCTGGCGACGGGCGTGAGATCGAACAGGGTGAAGACCAAATTCGCATAGACCTGGATTCCCGTAGGGACACTCAATGTCGATAGCACAGCGGCAGTGCCCGGGTTGGCACTGTCTACGTCTTGCATCGGGGCGTCCCACAGGAATTCGTCGCCGACCTGAGAAAAGCCGAGAATGTTGGCACTGCCATCCGTCAGCACGGCGCCGATGCGGCGCTGCTGGTCGTAGTTGGTCGGCAGGGTCGGGGCGGAGGCGTTTTCCGAGCACAGAATGTCGCGCACGTTGGTGTCCGAGCGCCGGATCGAATAGACGTGATACCACGTGTCCGCATCGGGCGTGCCGCCGACGCTCTCGGTCCCGTCCAGGCAACCCGCGTCGTCGCCCACGGCCCAGGCAGCATCGATCTGCTTGGTGAGCGCAGTAGCAATCACGATCATGGCCGACTGGTCATCCGCCGTCGCCACCCCCACCGCGATGTCGATGTCGTGAGCCGCGTCAACGCCGTTGTTGGACAGGGTCATGCCGGCGATATGGCCGCGCATGACGGTCGCCAGATCGATCCCGTTGAACTGGACTTGTCCGACGCCCTGCGGCGCCAGGTTGATGTCCCCGTCCCCCTTCGAGCGCACCTCGATTGAAACGTCGGTATCCCCGCCCGTCGCAGAGATCAAAGGGGCGGTTCCTATTGCCGCGTTGGTGATCGTCACCTCGTTGATCGCCGAGGCGGTGGACGCGCCGATAAGGACCTCATTCGAATTGCTGTCGCGCAGCTGGAAACCGATGTTCGACTCGCCATCCGACTCGATGAACGGCGCCACCGCGGTGATCGAATTGCCGATGCGGATCTGGTTGACCGCCGAGGCCACCGACGCGCCGGTTACAACCTCGTTGCTGTTGCTGTCCGACAGCGTGAAGCCGATATTGGCCTCGCCGATCGAGCGCAGAATCGGTGCATTGCCGGTCGCCGCGTTGGTGATGAGAAGCTCGTTGACCGCGCTCGCCACGGCCGTCAGCGACAGCATTTCATTTCCGTTGCTGTCGTGGATCTCAATCCCGATGTTGGCCTCGCCGCGCGCCTCGATCTGTGGCGCTACGCCGGTCGACTGAGTCTGGAGATCGAAGCCGTTGACGCTCGATGCCGTCGTGCCGTCGATCCGCAGCCCATCGAAGCCGCCGACCGCGAAATCGATCCGGTCGTCGGTGTTGGCCTGAACGTGCGTGTCCTGGTCGCCGTCCAGCAATATCTGCTTGGCGTCCATGTCCTTGGCCTTGGTTGCCGGCCAGCCCAGATCCTCGCCGTTGTTCAGGACGTTGTTGAACTCGGCATTGAGGTCGGAGGCGGTCAGCGTCTCGCCGGACGCCCAGGTCTTCAGGCGCGACACCGCGGCGCCAAGCTGCGGCGCCTGCCAGGTGACCGCGAGGGCGATGATGATCAGCAGGTAGGCCAGGGTCTTGCGGTTCATCGTCAGTTCTCCAGGGAAATCGGGCCGGGCAGCTTCAGCAGCGCGCCGATGGAATGAAGCTCGAGATCGGCATTGTTGGCCGAGTGGGTGACCTGATACCGCACGCTGCGGAACTCGTCGCCCTCGACCAGCTCCATAAAGCGGTCAACGAAGCTCGCGCCGCCAAGCACGTCGGTATCGAGGATGAAGGAATCCAGCGCCGCTCCGCCGCCGCCCTGCGTGACGGTCTCGGTCTGCTGCGCAAAGTTGTCGCGCTGCCAGCCAAAAGTGACCGTGTCGTCGGACTTGGGCGCCAGGCCGAGCGAGGCCGCCGTGATGGTCTTCATGTGGGCCGGCAGGCCGTAATTCATGTGCGGGGTGGTGACCTTGAACGAGATAGCGGTTCCGTCCAGCGAGCGCGTTGGCTGACCCCATTTGTGCACCGCCGGGCTAGTGTCTACTTGCTTCCCGCCCATCAAGATAATGCGCCGGCCATTGTTGGTCTGGTCCACCACTGAGGCCATGGCCGTTACTTCGTCAAAGTCCGACAGGAACGACCACCGCGGCGGAGCAAACCGATAGTCCATCGCTATAACGGCATTCGGATTGGTCGCCGCATCGATCGGGATGGCGAAAACAGCTACTCCGCGAATGTCGTCAACCGCCGCCCAGGCGTGCTTCAGTCGCGAGAGGTTCACTCTCGCGTCGATGAAGCCAATGTTTATCGGCCGCGACAGTGCCGCCTCGGAGAAATCGCCGAATTTCTCTGTCGCCGACAGGCTGCGGATCGAGCCGTCCGACCACATGAAGCCCAAGTCGTTGCCGAAGCGGAATATTGTGTTGTGCCCCACCGCGCCGACGCCGTTTGTAAACGTCACGCGCGCGAAGGCGTCGTCGCCAGTAGGCGAGGAGCCGACGATGCGATGGATCGATCCCTTGTAGGGTCCCTTGAACACCCAGAGCTCGTTCAGGTGCGAGGCAATGCCCGTGATGCTGTCGCCGTCCGACGGGTCGATATCGATCGATCCCGACCCTGACCCCGTCCAGTCCTCCGGGTCGAGCAGTGCCGAGTAGTACAGCCGGGACGGATTGGTCACGTCGCCCGACGCCCACATGCGGTTCTTGTGCGCCTCCGAGAAGGCGAAATTGGGCGGCGAGCCGGCCAGATTCTGCGCCGTCGACCCGTCCCAGGATCTCGGCACATCCGACGTGCTGTCGCTTGCGATCACCAGCACGTCTTCCAACACCGCGTAGGAGGGCACCCGGCCTGCCTCAAGGCCGGTGAACAGGCTGGTGAAGGTGCCGTCCGCGTCGTCCCTGAAAATTAGAGTGTCGACGTGGCCGACGCGATGTTGCGTTGGTGCGCCAGCCGTGCCCGTAACCCAGAAATCGAACAGTCCTTTCATCGGATTGGCCGGCTGATCAACATCATCAACCACGCCCAGAAGCGACGTTCCCGGCATCTTGTGCGGGCCGCCGTTCAGCTCGTAGAGAACGTTTTCCGCGTCGATCAGGTAGGGGATCTGCACCACGTCCTCGAATGGAACCGAAGCAGTAACGCCGAAATCGGTAGCCCATCCGCCGGCAAAGAGATGCTGGACGAAGCGTTCTTTAGTGGCCATCAGTCGCGGTTCTCGTCGAAGGCATCTCCAGTGATGAAGCGCCGCCCACCCCTGCGCCCATAGGGCTCCTTGGCTCTCCTCGCGTAGGGCCCGACGCGGGGCCGGATCTGCGGCCGGCTGGTGCCGATCTCCTGGTCGCCGACGAGGCGCGTGATGATGTCGGTATACTCCGCCTTGGCTTCCTGCGAGCGGGTGTCGTCTTTCAGGTCGCGGTAGTGGTGGTAGAGGGCGTGGTACACAATGGCATGCCGCGCGCGCAGCGGCACGATTGGTTCGTCGGTGTCGTTGACCAGCTGCGTCGCCGCGGCGCCGGCCGCCGTGACGGCCAGGTTGGACGTGATGTAGGCGTAGGGCAGGATGAAGGCCTGATTGGGCGGCTGGTGAAGCTGCACTTTCCTGACAGGCGTGGTGCTGCCGGAAAATGGCTTGTCCAGCAGGGTGGCGACGCGGGGCTTGCCGGTGGTCTTGTTGCGCGGGTAGCGCATGCGGAACTCGGTCCGCCCGATCAGCTCCACCTCGTTGTTTATGTCGAAGGACCGGAAGGAGACGGGGCGCAGGAAGTCGCTCGCCAGCGCGTATTCGTCCTCGAAGTAGACGTAGGTCTCGGCCGCCAAGTCCTCGCCGATGTAGCGGGTGGCGAGTGTCAGAGAGGTGTCGCTGGCTACCGCGGAGACCTCGTAGACCTCCTTGCCGCCGGCGAGGACCAGCTTGCCGCCGACGCGCACGTTGTCCACCCCGAAGGCGTTGGCCGTGTCCCACAGCGTATCTGTGCCGGTCAGGGTCGTGGACCCTTGCGTGATCGTCACGGTGCCGGTCGTATATTCCGGCTGCGTAACAAGTTCGGCAGTCCGCTCAGCCCAGGGCAGCTTCTCGGAGAAGCCGATATGCATGTCGTGCAGGGCGGTATTGATGGCCCTTTTGGCGATATTCTGGGTCGCAGTCACGCCGGTCTGCTGGCGGATGCGATTCTGCAAATCGGTGTATAAATCCGAGTAGTCAGTAGGTTGCGTAGCAGTGCCCATGGTCGCCTCAAAGCAAAAGCCCCGGCCGGCGGGGATCCGCCTTGCCGGGGCTCGGTCTGTCCGATGGCCCTAGGAGTGCAGCGATTATACCGCCTGCGGTTCCTCTTGTTCAAGATCGCCCGCATCTGGCGCATTCGGCGCGCTGCGGACGCGTCGTCCTCCTCCGCCGGCGGATCGGCCGCGATGCCTGTGTAGAGCCACAGGGCCATAAGGCGCGCAGCGGGGCCTAGCGGGCCAGTCGTGAACCGGACCATAGGAGGAATGCCACAGCACTCGCCAGCCATCTGCATCATGGTGAATCGTTTCAGGCGTGAATCTACTGCCATCCGTTACGGCCCCGTCACCAGTTCGTCACGAACCGCGAGAGATGTATCGTCGCTAACCGCTGATTTCTGGTCCACCGTGGTCCCGGCATCGTCATAGAGGCTGAACGTATCGGCGGTCTGTTCCTTGCGGTTCCGCATCATCTTGTAGAGGTAGCGGAGCATAAGGCTGTAGGACGTGGTGGCCGCCGGAGACTCCTGGCCGGGCTGGGCGTGCGTGTCCGTAGCCATCACGTCAACCATCTGGGCGTTGACATCGGCTGCCGAGATGTCATTCAGGTTCGCAATCTCTGCGGTGTCGAGCAGGATGGCATCCACAATGCCGTCAACGGTCGCGAGGTTCGCAGCCGTCGCCAGGGCAGTTAGATGGTCGCCAGTCCCGCCAGCTTCTGTAAGCCCCGCACCGGCGGCGCCGATCTCGGCGGTGTCGAGCAGGATGGCGGCTATCTCCGTGGCGATCTCGCCAAAGGTGCCGGCGCCACCATGAGCGCTCTGCAACTCGTCCCAGGTCGCATCCACAATCTCATTTATGGCGGAAGAGTGAAGCTGATCTGAGCCTATAGCATCATCAGCAATGAATACACCAATACTCACACTGTCGTAAGCTTGCCCAAACGTTCCCGGTGTGCTGTGGCCAGCAACAGCCTCATCCCAATTCGCATCCGCAGCCTCGGCATGTACATCCGCTGCCACCTTAGCCGCCGTGATGGCATCCGCAGCGATGGACGTTGCCGTGATGGCGTTTGCGTCGATGCTGGCAACGTTCACGTCAGGCACGCCAGCAGATGCCTCGGCAGGCACAATGCGGAACGTCGCGGCGATGAAATTCACCGTCTGAGCATCGATGGTGACCGCGCTCACGACCACAAAATATCGCGACCCGACCGCGTAGAAGCCCGCATCCGTGTTGTCAGATAGGTCGATTGAAAAGCCGTGTATGCCGGTGACGCCGTCAAAGTCTATGCCGTCCGTGTCGAGCAGGGTGTAGCCGGCGTCGCTTGCGCGCTGCGTTACTGAGCCGTCCTTGTAAATTTCGATATCCGTGACGACCAAGCCGGTCAAAGTCACCGATGCGCCGTTGCTATCATAGGACGCAAACGGGACCGGGAGCGTATCACCGGCCGGGACATCTCCGAAATTAATGGTCATGCCACCAGCCTCCGCCTTTCAAGCTTTAGGCCCGTCGTCAGGCCAGAGCCAACGCTAGCAGCGCCTCCGCCCGCATCCTCGGTCAGCGCGAAGCCGATCATGTTGTAATCGAACGTGTTAGCCCCGGCGTTGATGCCGAAGAGCTTGTCTTGATCGTCAACGGTGTCGCAGGTGTAGAGCGAGCAGCACTCAATGCCGAGGTCAACCTCGCCCCGGTCAGTCCAGCCAGTCAGCGGTGCGAAGCCGCCAACCGCATTGGCGCCGTTCCACACCAGCACGCCGCAGAAACAGACATTGCCACCCAGCGACAACGTGCCGGTAATCTCTCCCGTGCCGTCCTCGCCAGACAGAACAGTAGTGTCCTGCACCACCACGTCTGCGTCTGCGGTAACTGTCAGCGCAAATCCGGCCTTGTTGCCCCCGCCCGTCTCGTTGACAGCGACCGTCTGCTCGCCCGTGGGGACACTGGTCCCCAGAAAGTCCAAGTGGACAGTGCCGCCCTCGCCAAGGGCGAACTCAGATGGCGAGCCGGTTACGGCAGTGGGCGTAGCCGCGCCGTAGGCGGTCGAGTCCACCTGGTCTGCGGGGGCGATCTGGCTTACGCCGACCAGCACGCCGCGCACCCCTACGCCCGCCGTATGCGCGAAAGTGAAATCGACTGTCTGCAGCCCGGAATTTGTGGCTGCATCGAATGCTACGGCCATTAACTATTCCTAGCCGAAATTGTGTCTTCCAGGACTCCGCCAGGGTTGCTACGCTCTACCCAGGGAGGAAGAAACATGGCCGCACTAGCCGAAGTCCTGGTACTGGTTGCTCTCTTCGCCATTGTCGTTGCCCTCTGGTGGGTGCGGCCCGGCCTCGGCAAGGGCAAGGACGACAAGGAGCCGCCCTTACTGTAGGGCGATGACGCGCGGCGGACTGGCGAGCGGCACGTCGTCCCAGGCCGCCGGGTCGATATCCATCGAGTAGGGGCCGCGCTCCGCGCAGTCCGTCCCGTCCGCATTGCAGGCGATGTAGGTCTGCGCCTCGTCCCAGAAGACGCCCGTGCGCTCTACCCAGTTAGAGGGTGCCCGAATAGGCAAGCTGTTCGGCACCTCGATCCGGCCAAGTCCGTTGCCGTGCATCATCGTGTCGTGCCAGGACGGGGGGATGTGGTCGCGGACGTAGAGGACTTCCTCGCTCGCGCTCGCAAACCAACACTCGTCATAGGTCGCGAAGTCTGGGTTGTCCGTGCAGAACGCCAGCAAGGCTTCCAACTGCGCCTTCAGGTCAGCCTCTACCGTGTTGTCCGCAATGGGCCGCATGGAATGGACCGTCAGCGCGTAGGGCACCACGCCCACCTTTCCCTCAAACACGATGAAGGTGTTGCCCTCGATCAAATGCGTGAACAGCCAGGGCTCGGCCGAGGCTGCCGCATAGCCGTTCGCAAACTCCTGCGCTGCCAAGCCAATAGCATCCCAGGTCGGGCCGTCCAGGTACTCGACGCTCTCGGGCGGAAACACTTCCCGGCTGCCATCGGCGAGGCGCTGGCCCTTGTCGCAGTTCCCCCAAGCGTTGCGCCCCCGCATGGTCAGCAGCGTGGCGACGTTGCCCGAGGTGCGGAACACGATGGTGTTGTTGCGGATGATAGAGTCCGTGCAGGCGTAGTGATCCAGCGGAAAGAGGCCGATCACATCGTCAACGCCGTTGCGCGATAGGGGCTGGCCGTCGATGTCCACATTCGAGAAGACGTTGCCCTCGATGCGCGCGTAGTTGGCGAGGTTCTTCAGCGCGTGCCCGGCGTTGCCCGAGGCATGGAAGACGTTGCTGAGCGCCACGAGCTGGCCGATGGAGCGCTCAAGGTACATGCCGTGCCAGTCCAGGTTCGGCCCGAAGATGTTGCCGCGGAGCTCCAGATAGGTGGTCGGAAGGGCCGGGTCTGAATCACCTAGCAGGCCTGCGCCTCCAATCCGGTTGTCGTGCAGCACGGTAAAGACTGGACAGGATTGGGTCGGCTGGTGACAGGCCCACCCAATGTTGCCGCTCTGAAAGTCAATGCCCCGCGCGATAAGGCCCGTCCCAATCTTGGGAAAGGCCACGCCGGCAGTCATGGTCGGACGGTTGCCATTCGCAGGGACGCCAACCACTTCCCCGCACGTCACCTTGTCGAATACGAGGCCGGCACTGTAGGGCTCAGCAGCGTCCTCACGAGGGTGGAGATACACCCGCACATTCGGGAAGCCCGCGCTTACCAGCCCGCGCATCTGCGCCGCGCTGCCCGCAAGGTCCACATCGGTGCGGTAGTCCAGCGTAGCCCACGGGCCAGGGCAGAGCGCGTCGTAGTCGGGGGCTTCCGGCTGGCGCTCGATCGGCGCATTCCAGGCCGCAGGCGTCCAGGCAGCGGGCGCCACGGTATGGCCAGCGAACACGGGCCAGTCGCCGGGCTGCGGATCCGGATCGGGCGGCGGCAGGCTGGCCTCCTGCCAGTTGCTGAAGTCCGGTCGCCACGCATCCACGCCACGGTCCCAATTGGTCAGCCCGAGGCAGACGCCCAGGTCGGCATTCCAACGCCACTTGTTCAGCACCGTGCTGGAGGCGGTGGCGGGCTGGTCAACCTGCCCGGTCACTGTCGTAAGGGCAGTGCCATCCCAGCGCAGCAGCGTCGCGCTGGTGCCCCAGATAACCGGATTGGCGCCGGTATCCGTGGGCACTAGGCAGATGCCCGCGCGCCCCACGTTGGTACCGGACAGCGACGCATCGGTAATGCCAAGGGTCGGGTCGGCGGCCCAGGAGCCGCCCGCGTCCTGCCTGTAGAAGACAATCCGGCTGAACTGCGAATCAACCGCCCAAATACCCTGGCGGCCCTCGTCCCAAGCCATGGAGGCAGTGTTGCTGACGTTGATGGGATGACCGGCACAGTCATAGGTCCCCGCCACCATATCGGCTTCGCAGACCGTGCCGCCGCTGAACATGAACACACCGCCCGGTGTCGAGACCAGATTGGCGTTGTAGCCGCCGTAGGGCTCTTCAGCCGCCGTGTTCCAGCGGTTCGGCAGGCGCTCCAATGTGCCGGCCGGGTCGGTGACCGCGAAGCGCCACACCTGGCCGTCCGCCCGGATGCCGCCATAGGTCTGCCCGGTCATCAGGTAGACATAGCCATCCAGGAAAATAGTGTTGTTGTAGTCGTGCGAGGAACGCGGGCGCAGGAAGGCGCCGAAGGTCTCCTGGCCTTCCGTCTCCGCCAGGATAGCGTCCGCCGTAGGCCACACCGAAAGCCCCGCGTCCAAGCGGTCCTGCAAGGGGATGCCACCGCAATTGGGATCACTCGTGGTGGCGCAGATCGGCGCCGGAGTGGTAGTCGCATAGGGCTCGTAGTAGCAATCCTGCGTCCCGTTGGCCTTCAGCCACGGACCCCAGCAGATCGGCATGTTTAGCGGCAGATGGGGGAGAGCCACCTCGGGCTGCGCTGTCTCCAGGTCATAGCGGACAATGCCGTTAAAGCAGCCATCCCCATGGCCCGGGCCGGCGAGGTTCCAGAAATAGCGGCCATCGAAGGCCAAACCCTGCCAGCCGGTGACAATCTTGCTCAGCAGGATGTTGCAGTTATCGCGGACCTGCTGCAACTCGCCGCTCGTCTCCAGGTCCGACCACGGATCACCGTAGGCCAGCCAGGAGCCGGCAGGCATGTTGAGGATGTCCTGCAGGTTGCCGGCGGGCGGCGGAGGAGCCTGAACGGTGTCGTTGACCGTCACCTGCAGCGTGAAGAGAACGGGCGGGTTCACGCCATCGCTGACCTCGCCCGGAATGCCGTAGGTGGCCAGGCCGTCGCCGTCCACCGTCTGCCAAGACCAAGAGCCGTCCGCATTGCCGATGAAGACGCCAGGAGCCACACCCCAGGACACCACGAAGCCGTTATCGTCCGCTGCGCCGATGTCGCCCGCGCACGCCACTTCCTCGTCACAGGTGGCGCTGAGATTGGCGACGGTGGGCGGGTTGTCTGGCGGAGGCGTGAATGTGCGCGCGCAGCTCAGCGGCACGGTGAAGCCGGTATCAGCCGTGCCGGCCGGGACCGTCACATCGCCAGAGCAGGACCACGTATCGGTGCCCTGCGCCTGCGCATACCATGAAACGCAGAACGAAAGAACGAGAACAGCCAGTAGGGCGAAGAGAAATCGCATGGTCATCACCCCTTGGCCGCTTCGCGGAGGGCCGTCTCCAGGACCGCGAGGCGGTGCGCCAGCGATGCCTCCCGCGCGGTCAAGGACCTCTGCCGGGCCTCCTGTCTCTGGTGCGTGGCGTCGATCTCTGCCTTTTGCTTCTCCAGCGCGACGGACCAGGCAGCCGCCAGGGAGCGCTCCCGCTCGGCCGCGTCACGGTCCTCCATGGCGGCCTTCTGCAGCGTCACCACCTTCTCCGCAGCGCCCTCGACCAGTGTCTTTGCATCCTCCCGGGCCTTCGCCAGCGCAGCCTTGCCACGCCCCTCCGCATTCTTGAGCGCGTGTGCGGCGGCCTCACGGTCCGCCCTGGTCTTGATCAGCAGGGAATCGACCTCTTTCAGCGCGCTGGTGCGCTCGACGGCACGGTTCAGCTCGTCGATTTTGTCGATGATCTCCGACAGTATCTTCTTGGCGCGCCCGTCCTTGGTGGCCCGCATGAATTCCTGCGGGTTCCAGAAGGACGCCGGGATGTTGATTGGCCTCAGGTTTGCCATGCATCACGCTCCTCAGCGAACCCAGTTGCGGCGCAGGCCGATTTGCCGGATCGTCGCCGGCGAACGGGCGGTGGTGGAGCAGATTTTGACCAGGGCGCGCGGGTCGGTGCCGGCCAGCTCCACATAGGCGCCGCGCGAAATCCTGACCGGCATACCGGCCGGGTCGACCGTCTCGTCAGCGGCTGTGTTCTTCAGCTCGCAGACGATGTTGCCCGCGTCCGCCGTATCGGCCGCGTCGGTGTCGAAGACGCGCAGCACATTGTCGACGGTGGTGTCCCCTGAGAGAAGCGTCACGTTGTCGATAACCCCGGGTCCGATGAAAACGTGGCTGGACTTGGTGATCAGGATCTCATCCGGGAAGCGCTGGCGGTCAGGGTAGATCCGCGCACTGTCCATGACGAAGTGGTCTATCAGCATCACCCCCGTGGTGGTCGCCAGATGATCCTGCACGCCGAGCACGCCCTGGATCACCGCCGCCTGAGCGAGGCTATCCACCTGAGCGGCGAACACGTCGTTGCTGTAGGGCTCGCCCTCCTTGGTGACGTAGAGGTCGATCGTGCCGGCGGCGCTGTCCACGGTGACGTCCAGCTCGACCGTGTACCACTTGCCTTTCTCGATTTCCGCGGCGCCGAAGCTGGTCGGGGCCACCTCGCCGATGCCGAAGTTGATCACGTCGGTCGCCGCCACGTAGCGGAAGCCGAAGGTGGCTTCGATAACCGGGCCGGTCGAATGCAGCTCGAAAACGTTCACCGTGTCGTTGGCCGTGGCATCGAAGGTCGGGCTGAACCAGATGCGGAAGGCGAAAAAGGCGTTCACGGTGTCCGCGATGTCAATGTCGCCCTCGGTCACGAAGGCATCGGCCGTGCCACCCGACAGCGTGGCGCGCATGCAATAGGCACCCTGCCAAGGCGCTGCCGTGGGCCAGGGAAAGCGGGCAAGCTCAGAGTAGTGAGCTACATCCAACTGACTGGACGTGTCGGTTTCACTATCCCACTCGCCGGTCGAGCCAGCCTCGAAGTTGGCCTCAAAATCGAAAGGGAACGCCATCTAGCTGCTGCCCTCCTGCGCCACCCGTGCCTCGATGGCCTCCCGCATGGCGAGCTTGGTCATGCCGAAGGTGTTCATGCCGTAGGCCTTGCAGCGCTCTCTCAGCGCCGCCAGCTCGGAGTTCTTGTAGGTGTCGCTGTCCTTGCGGCGCTTCGCTCCGCCGGCCTTGGCCGCCGCGCGCTTGTCGCGGTGCTGCGGGTCCTTGTTCGGCCCGCCGTAGCGCGCCGGCTCGGCAGGGGGCGGGGCTGCCTTGCGCAGCGCCATCACCTCGTCGACCAGCTTCAGCGTCTCGGCGCGCTGCTCGGTGGTGAGGAGCGCCATCTGATCCATCAGGGCCGGATTGATCTCTTGCAGGACGGCCTTCTGGTCATCGCTCATGACCGCGCCCGGACCCGCCGTCTCGAGGCCGAAGAAGGTCTTCCCCTGGATCTGCTCGTTGTGCATGTTGAGCTCGTGAGAGCCGTCGGACCTACCGGTGGGACGATACATCTCGACGTTGGACACATCGTTCTCGTTCGCCAGCGAGTGCTCCGAGATGCCGGTCGCGTGCAGGCGGCGGCGCAGGTTCTTCCACGCCAGCACGTCCTTCTTGCAGCGCTTTTCCCAGGCCATGTGCTTGTCCACCGCGCCCGCCGGGTTGCGGCGCATCTCGGCCTGGGTCGGCATGCCCTGCGTCCACTTCGCGCGCAGCGCCTTCTCGGCCTTCACGGCATTGTCCAGCTCGGTGGCCGGGATCGGCTTGGGTGCCTGATCGTCAAGCACGCGGTCGATAGCCCGGATGCGGCGCGCAACCTGCTCGCCGTTGCTGTCGAGCTGCCGGCGGATGTACTCCGGCGCGGCCAGCATGCGCTCCTTGGACTTGCGCTCTTCCTGGAGGTCGTGCACCTGCCGGGGATGCAGGGGAATGTCGGTAGAAAGCTCGATCATGACTGCTCCTAGTAATCGTATCCGTAGAGAAGCGGCTTGGCATCGAGGTATGGGGGGCAGGACACCTCTATGCCCTCACGCCGCGCGATCCAGATGAAATGTTGCAGGCAAAGCCGCTGATCGCCGTAGCCTTCCGTCCTGTTCGCCTCCACGCCTCAGATACCGATGCGTTCCGGTTCCCTGTCGATGGCCAGCGCCATCATGTAGCAGATGCTCCAGCAGAAGAGGCGCGGCCCGAAGCGCTTCAGCATCCGATCCAGCGGATAGGCGAGCGATCCGGGGAACTCGGGGTATTGCTCCTGCATGTAGACCAGCGGCAGCCCGGCAAGAAAAGCGCAGTACTCGACTTGCTTCTGAAGTTTGTGCCGCAAGTGAATCTCGATCCAGACGTCCTGTCGGGGAAGTTCGTTTTCGTTTCTCGGCGAGCAAGACCATATCTCCCACTCTGGATCGTCGTAGGGCGCCCGTAGTTTGCTTGCCCGGTGCGCCCCGACGATGGCTATCTTCATCAGGTATCGGTGTCGGCGTCAGGATCGAGCACGCCGGAAGCCGTATCCGAAGCGGTCGAGTAATTCTCAAACTGCCGGATGCCGTCGCAGTCGACCAGGACAGCCGCCGCCGTGTCATGGTGGCCCGCGAGGTTATAGGCCGCGATGCCGGTATTGTCCGACTGGTCGTTTTCAATCAGCAGATCCACCGCAGTCGCTCCGGTGATGAGCGTGTTGCGCAGGAACTGGAGGCCGAACAAGCTGTCAGCCGCCGCCTGTACAAGAAGCTGAGCGCCCGTGGCCGCGTCGGCGCAGTAGAAGTTGTCCGTGATGACCGCGCCAGTGGTGTTGCCCGTCAGGTTGATGAAGTGGGTGACACCAGTGTCGACCGTGACATACCGGCAGCCGACGATGGTTAGGCCATCGCAGGTGTCGTCCGTGGCCGAGCCCACATCGAAGCAGAAGATAAAGTGCTCGTCGGCCGCGTTGTCCTCGAATTCCAGATTGAGAGCCGAGAAGTTCAGCGCGTCCACGTTGAAGCAGGTGGCGATGGTGTTGTGCCCGCCGGCAAAGACCAGGTTCTCCAGCTCCACATCGGCCGCGCTGACCACGAAAGTGACCGTCGTGGCGCCGTCCATGAGGAACCGGGGCCGCTGCGCGCCGCGGCCGAGGCCGACCACCCGGACGCCCGCCACGTCGGCCGTGATGCCGCCCACGCCGGTGACCGTCTCGGCATGATTCGGCATGACGTAGCAGGTGTCGCCGTTGTTCGCCGTCAGGTCCGGATGATTGAAGAAGCCGTCCAGCGTCGCCAGCGGGCGGTCCGGGCTGTCGCCCAGATTGCCGTCAGAGGCGTTCGCCGCGGCGGAATTCACATAGAACACGCGGCCTGTCGTCGGGCGGTCAAGCCCGAAGCTGAAAGGCGCGTGGGGAAAAGGCGTCTTGTTGCGTGCCATTCTACGGCTCCTCGGTCCCCAGAGTTACAGACCCTCGCTCCTGGCGTGGATCTTCAGTTTCGTCACACCGGCCGAACGATTCGGCCCAGATTTTCCAGGCAATCCCGGCCATGAAGCGGTCTTTTCCGTCACGGCCGGCTGGCCTGCGGAGGGCTTGCGCTTCTGCACGGCGGGCTTGTTGCCGAGCTGGCTGTCCATGTTGCCCGAGTCAGGGTTTGGCACGGCGCCTCTCCTTCGGTCGCGTGAGTGAATTCCAGGCCTTGCGAGCGTGCCGCGCGTCGGCTTCGATCCGCGCCGCGAAGTCTTCCCCTCTCATGACCGCCACGCCGGCCTCAGCCATCAGGGCGGGGTCGGGTGCCAGTTGATCGCACAGCAGGCTCTCGAGCGCGGCGGCGCAAGGCCCGGCATCATCGGCGATGGCAACCACGTAGGTCCGGGTCACTTCTTGCCTCCGAACATCTTGCTGCCCTTGACCGTGTTGTTGAACCCGAGATTGGACGGCGCCAGCTTGCGCGCCATCTCGCCGTACTGTTCAACCCGGCGCGATGCCACTTCCCGCGCCTGGTTGACCCGCGACCGATCCGCCTCGATATCCTTGGACCGGATCAGCGCGTCCAGGTCGGCTTCGGCCTGCCAAGCCTTGTCGGCCTTGTCCATCGCGCCCTCCTCAGGAAACGTTGGCGCCGAGAATGAATCTCCAGTCGCGGTGACCGTTGCCGTAGACCGTGTACAGGCGCCACTTGGCCACCAGGGTGTCCATGTCTTCCGCCATGGCGAACTCGACCGGCACGGAGTCGAACCACTTCAGCGACTCGTTGCGCAGGCTTCCGTCCATCAGGAACCAGTTGTTGGCGTCGTTCAGGTAGTTCCACTCCTTCATCGTGTAGCGGCCGAAGTGGACGTTGCGGTTGTTCTCCGCGGTGTCGACCTTGCCCATCGAGCTGTTGATCTCGAAGGCCACCTCGTAGAGGTCGGGCGGGAAGAGGATCTCGTCAGGCTCGACGTCGATGCGGTTGGCCGCGGCGTCTCGGAAGCCGCGCATCTGGATACGGGCCGCCGAGAGAGCGGTGGCGCTGAGCGCCGTGGTGATCAGGTTGTCGAAGCCGCTGGCGGTCGAGGCGCTCTGCACCGTGGTGGTGTGGCTGGCGCTGCACATCGCAACGCTCTCGGAGTTGTTGTAGAAGTACTGGTCCACCGAGAAGGCGTTGTTGAACGGGCGCGCGCCGTGCTTCTGGCGCGTGCGCTGCGCCGACCGGGCGAGGCCGGACGGGCGCTGGTTCATGATGGAGAACTGGTCCGTGTCGAAAAGGCGCCGCTCCACCTGGACACCGGAGGCGAACTCCACCGGCGTGATGGTGGTGTCGTAGCCCTGCGCGGCCGACTGGTAGACGACCGAGCCGCCGAACTCCGGGATATCGCCGTAGCCCGATACCTCCGAGAAGCGCATGTCGATGCGCCCGTTGTCGGGCTCGAATGAGAACAGCTCCGGCAGCATGTCGTTGAGCTGCGGAAACTGGTCATCGAAGATCTTCTGGAAGCGAATGTCCAGAAGGTCGCCGAAGGAGTCAGTTGTGTGAGGAACCGGCATCGTGGTCTCCTAGCTCAGGTGGTCTCGCGAAGCGCGTGATCGTCGAAGATGAAGAGGACGAAGGACTTGGTGCGCCCCTCCCCGCTGATATCGTTCAGTTCCATGTCGATGATCGTGGCCGCGCCGCCAGTGCCGCCCGCCGTGGAGGCGTCGGCCTGGTAGAGGTTGGTGGTGGTCGCGATATTTGCGGCAACGTCGCTCAAAAACCAGTACGGCGCCGCCAGGAAGTTGTCGCCCACCGCCGTGTCCTGGTCGAAGGGGACCGTAACCGACGCATCGGTCCCATCGCCAACGGTGATGCAGCGCTTCTGCCCGGCGTTGGCGCCGTCGTAGCCCCAGATCACGCCGTCATCCATGTCGGTGAAGGAGTCGCCCGTAATCACGTCGAGCCCGCTTGTCGAGGCCGTCGTGACAGTGAAGAGCGAGAGCGCCGTGCCCTCGGCGGCTCCACCCGACATCAGGGCGCGGAAGACCGCCTGCGGGCTGATGATGATCGTCACCTCGCGCTCGGCGGAGGTGCCATCGGTCTGCTGTGAGGTCACGTAAGTGGCCGTGTCGAGCGTCACGCCGACCGCGTTGGCCCAGGAGCTGGTGGTGCTGATCTGCACCCCCGCGTTTCCGGCCCCAGGCGCCAGCACGGGGATGCCCGCATTGGCCAGCGTCTCGTTGACCTGGTACTTCATCGCGAGCGGTGCGCCGCCGCCCAGCATGTAGGCGTATTCCATTGCCTTCTCCTACGTGTTATCGGCGAGCGAGCGGTGGACCAGCAAGTGGCCCTGCTCGCAATGGTTCTGGCAGCCGTCGCAACGGCCGCGCACTCGGGGCAGGTTGCGCTTCGTCGTGTACCCGTAGCGCCTGATATCGAACTTCGGCATGCAGTCGTGGCAGAGCGTGATGGCCTTCTTCAGGTCCACCCGGTCGAGCACATGGCTGCCGGCCGACTTGCCGCGCCGGCCCGCCGGTGCCGCCCCGAAGGCGAGGCGCTGGCTCGGCGTGATCTCTTTTTCGCTGCGCACGATGGCGATCATGCGGCCCTCCGGCTCTTCGGCCCGTGCTTGGGCTTGTAGCTCCATTCCTTCGCGACCTCTTTCCACCCGCTGTAGGCGCCCTTGGCGATCTGATCGCGGTAGTAGTCGCGGTTCTTGGCCGGCATGTCGCGCGGCGGGCCGTCCTTGCCGCCCGATCCGTGGTCGTCCTCGGCTGAGCCGCCGGTGTCCTGCCAGGTCTCGCGGCCCTTCGGCTTGCCGGCCTTCTCGAGCGCCTGCACGGGCCCGAAGGCAGCACGGGCAGCAAGAAGCTCGGTGCGCCCGTCCCGGGGGTCATGACCCAGTCCGACCAGGTAGTCGAACTCGGTCTTCAGCTTCTTGAACTGCGGCGAGGCCTTGTCGCCGATTTCGGGCACCACGGCGTTGTAGCGGCCGATCTCCTCGCCGACCCTGGTCCCCAGCTCCTTGGCCGAATGCTCGCTGCGCACCTCGGCGGTGACCGACTCGCGGATGCGCTTCTCGGCCTGCTTGAACTTGATTTCCTCGGCCTGGTCCTCGGAGATGCGCCCCTCCTCGACTGCCTGTCGAAGCTGGGCGGAAGTCATCTCCGGCTGAGCGGTGTCCTTCTTGGTCTGGCTCGCGGCCATGCCGTCGACCCGCCCCCGAAGTTCGGCGAGCTGGGTTTCGAGGGCGCGTTCGCGTTGCTCGGCTTCCTGCCGCTTGCCGCGCTCGGCCTGAACGGCTGAGCGCAGACCCGCAATGGGATCGCCCTCGTGATCGGTGCCTTCCGCGTCGTCGATCGGCGCGTCGAGATCGTCTGCCATAAGAACTCTGCTCCTTCGTGGCGGCGGCCCACGGTGTTACGCCCGCAAATTGACGGTGGCGGCCCGCCTTGTTACGCCCAAACGCAAAAACCCGCCGCGGCGATGCCGTGGCGGGCTGGGGATGTCCCATGGCCCTAACTGGGTCTTGGACTTAAACGGACAGCTTTTCCTCGACGGTTAGACCAAGGATTTGTCCGTCACGGATATTTAGTTGCAGGTTTCCTGTCCTCCTGTCAACCAAAAACCTTTCCAACGCCATGGCGACTGCCAGCGGCAAGGGTACCTGCTTCAGGGGCCGGGCGTCCGCTGCGGCATGAATGCGGGGACGTGCGCTCAAGAGGCTTTCTCCAGTTCCGGCATGCGCTCCAGCAGCGCCTTGGCGCTCTGCCCCATGTCCAGAAGGTCTTTCGGAAGGGACATGACGGCATCGAAGGCGAGCCGGCGCTGCTGCCAGCCCTCGAGCAGCACCTTCAGGCGCATCACTTCGTCATGCTGCACCACCATGGGGTCCGACACCTTGGTGCGCAGCAGATCGATCTGCCGTTCGCACTCCTCGGCGGCGGCCGACACGTAGGAGAGAAAGAGGTTCCACTCCGGGACCCGGGTCATGTTGCCGGCCAGCACTTCGGCCTGGGCCAGCAGGGTAAGCTGGCGTCTTTGTGCCTGGAGGTCGACCGACCTCTGTTCGTCGCGTGACCGGTAGTGCTCTTGCGCGCTCGGTAGCATCATCCAACTCCATTGGCTGCCGCGCCGCCGCCGCCCGCTCCTGGCAGCGATTCGTCGCTCAATTGTCCCTGGCCCAGGGGGGCGGCCGATTGCGGCGCGGCCGGGCCGGTGGTGACCGGCGCTCCGGGGGCTCCTCCGCCTTGCGCGGCCTGGAATGCGCCCGCGGCCGCGGCCTGCTGCATCAGGGCCTGCTGCTGCGCGGCCTTCTCCATCAGCTCCTCCAGGTAGCCTCGGAAGACGATCAGGTGCTGCTCGCCGAGGAGGCCGAACGAATCTTCCTGCATGAGGGCCTGCAGCTTCTGGAAATGCTCCATCGCGCCCCCAGCCTCCGCCGGCACCCCATCCGGCACCCCGCCGGCTATGATGATCGACAGCGCCTCCTCGGCAAAGATGCGCGGTCGCATCGCCTCGGGATTGGGCGCCTTCAGGTACTGGTCCGGGTCCTGCCCGTGCGCGAAGCCGAACTCGCGGAACAGCCGGTAGATGCCCTCCTGGTCGATGATTCCCATCTGCACGGCGAGCTCGCTCACATAGGTGCTCATCAGCGCCTCGATGGCGCTCTGCATGGCGAATTTCGACGCATTGAGCACGTTGGCCTTGAAGTCGAAGATGAAGGCGCCGCTCACATCGTCCTTCTGGATCTCCTGGTAGGGGTCCTCGCCGGCCTGCTTGATGCCGATGACGCGGATGCGCTTTTCCTGCGGCATGAAGTGCTTGTTCAGGCCATGGATGTCCTGCCAGACTTCGCTCAGCAGCGTGAAGAAGCGCCTGAGGATGCGCTCCGGGCGCGCCTCGCCCTGGCCCTGGATCATCGCCATGCCGCCCATGGTCCGCAGCGCCGAGGCCTTGCCCTGCGGCACCCGCCCAAGCTGGAGGTCGCCCACGGTGGTCAGGCGCTCCTCGAAGGCGTTCAGCATGGTGACGAGGTTGAATCCGAAGGTCTGGTCCCGGTTCGGAAACTGCGGGAAGAAGGCGTCTCTCTGCGGGTCCTGCATGGGGTAGAGCTCGCCCGGGCTCATCCGCATGATTTCCGGCTTCATGGTTCCCGATGGCCGATAGAAGCCGAATGGCGCGTTTGCCAGCGTGCCGGCGTCGACCGTCTGGTCGAGCGCCATTTTCATCACGTCGTGCAGGCCCTCCATCATCTCCAGGAGGCTGATTCCCGCCACCCGGCCCCGGACGGGCATGAAGGACTGATGCCGGATCGGACGGCGGGGCGGATCTGCCGGGAAAATCTCGGTCATGAACTTGCGCCGGCAGAGGGCCTTGGTCTCCCGGATCACCCACCAGACCACATCCTCGGCCTGCCCGTCGCCATCGACGTCCATGGTGTCGAAGCACAGCAGGCGCGTGACCGTGCGATGCCCGCCCATCCGCTTCTTGTCCGGCTGATGCGAGCCATCGGTGCCCTGCAGAGTGTCCTTCTGCTCCTGCATTTCCTGGTTGTCGCCCGACGAGTCGGCCGCGACCTCCAGCTTGTTGAGGTCTTCCTCGGTCAGCAGGTTGTAGACGCCGGAGGCTTGCAGGGCTCGGATTTCATCGACGGTCGGATAGTCGACCAGGATGACGTGCGCGGCACCATGAGGATTGGAGGGGCCGGGGGGTTGCAGGTTCGCGGCCCTGGCCGGATACAGCACCTCATCCCAGTCCTTCTGGATGAGGCGCGGGCCTTCGTAGACCGTCACGCGCTCGCGGCGGACCATCTCGACCTCACCCGAGCGGGTCGTGTAGAAGCCCACCTGCACCTCGCGGCCGTCCGCCATGATGTCCCAGTCCCAGCCGTCCCCTTTGGCCAAGGCCTCGGCCTGCCCGAAGCGCCGGCCCAGGATGGCGCGGAAGTAGTCGGCCGGCAGCAGATCGGGCGGGATCGGGTCGAATCGCTCGGCATCGCTCACCTTGCGCGTCTCGCTCACCCAGGGCAGAAACACGTAGGCCACCCCGTCGTTGACGAAGGCCTCCGCCAGCTCGCCGATGCGCTCCTCGCCCTGCTGCTCGACGAAGACCTGATAATCGATCAGCCGGTCGACGAAGCGCTCCTTGCGGGAATCGGACTTCTGCACAGCGTTGGCGCCGATGACTGGCCTGGAGGACATCACCGCATTGTGAATCGTGTCCTGCATGCGCAGCGACTTTTCCATCATGTCCGGCATCGCCACGTCGGAGGAATCGGACCAGGGCCAATCCTTGCCCTCGGTCCACATGCGAAACTTGGCGTAGCGCTGCAGGCGGCGCGATTTCTCGACGGAACGGTCGGTCTCGTCCTTCTCGAAAAACTCCATCACGCGGTCGACGACCTCCTGCTTGTCGACCTTGAAGTCGCGGCGTCGGCGCGTGCGGCGCACCTCGCGGCCGTCAGTGGTTTCGGCCAGGGCCATCGTCGTCTCCATCCTCGGGTGTCCAGTGGCATGACGCGCAGATCGGCCGCGAGGGCTCCTCAGAGGTGATCAGCCACAGGTGGGTTTCGCAGAGCGGGCAGACAAAGACCTCGAGCGGGGTCCGTCCGTCCCGCGTCACGCTGGCAGTCGGGCTACTGGCGTCCACCGCGGACTCCTTCCGGCAGGGGGGCACGCACAAGCGGCACGTCGCAGGCCTGGCAGCGCTTGTGATCGTCCTGAGATGAGCGCTTTTCCAGCACATGCGCGCAGGAGCCGTTCTTCCCGGTCGGCTGGCGGCGCAGGATGAATTTCACCTCGCCGCAGCCCGGGCAGGAGATGGCGCATTCCGGCTCGAGGTTTTCCATCCCGTCGGTCACTGCACTCTCCGCGGCGCAAGAGGAGGCAGTTCGCGCGCTATTTCGAGCGCCACCGTCCATTCGCCGCAGCCATGCTCGGGTTGCACCGCCGGGCGGAAAGAGCTGACGCGGTTCGGCCCCACGGGAAACGGCTGCGGCGGGAACCTCCAGCAAGTTCCTGTCTTGCCGTCATTCCAAGTGAACCACTTGCAGTGTTGACAAGTCTTGGCGCCCATCTGCGAGTTCATTCAATAAGCTCCTTTGCGAGTCCCGGGCCGGGCGATCCGCTGCGCGCCACTATACAGCATCCGGAAGCTCGGTTCATAGTTCATCAGGTAGCGCAGCATCGCCGGGTAGTCGTCGTACTTCGGCTTTGGCGACTGCTTCACGTCGCGGTCCGCCGAGCGCCGGAAATCGTCCCACACGAAACGCTTCATCTGCGTCGCCGCCTTCACGGCGCGGGGATGGAACATCAACCGTGGCCGGCGCGTCGCCGGGTCGGGCTTCAGGTACTGGTTGACGCGCTTTCTTCCAACCTCGCTATCGTCCGCCAGGTCGATCTGCAGCCCGGCATTCTGAAACTCGTCCTGCCACGTGATCTCCCGCCGGGCGCCCGAGGGAGACCGCCCCATGTTGGGGTCCATCAGCCTCAGGCGCACGTCCAGGCGCATGGATTCCTCGATCCCGAAGACGTAATCCCGCAGATCCGCCGCGTCGCCCTCGATCTCGCCCTCCTGCACGATCCAGTAGTCGTCCGCGGGATCGACCGACACCCAGCAGAACATGTGCGGCTTGCGCGGGTGCGGATCGAGCAGGAAGACCACCGGCCAGGTCTCGGCCACCTCGAAGTGCTCCAGGTGGCAGAAGGCAGCGATATCCTTGCTCTCCCGCACGCAGCCGCACTTGTCGTCGACCGGCAGGCAGACCTTCTGGCACGCGAAGCACCAGGATTGCGGAGCATCGGTGAACAGCGGGTGGATCCGGTTGGAGAACCGGAGCGGCTGGCCCTGCAGCTTCACCTTCCTGGATTCCTCGCTCCAGCCGGCCGTCTGCTCGAGCACGGCCGCGGCGTTCAGATTGCGGTTTTCCAGCGTCTGAAGCTCAAACCAGTCGACGTTGGGATCTTTCAGCGGACCCGGCTGGCCCCGCTCGTAGACCTCGTCGTAGATCCAGTCGACCGGGATCGAGGGATCGTCCGGCCACGTCATGCTGAGAAAAATCCGCCCGTTCACGTCGAGGGTCCGGGCCTGGTTCTCGCGCCAGATCGCGTAGGGGGGCGGCTCGTCGCAAATCACGATGTGAAAGGTGCCCGACGCATGGTCGTCGACGTCCTGGTCGTAGGAGAGGATCTGAATCTGGCTCTCGCCCATGACGCGGGTGTGATCGTCCGGGTCGCGGCACAGCACCGTCAGGGTGCGCAGCTTCTCCGACCACGACTTGTCCCAGCTCTCCGCCTTCAGGCACATCTTCGGCACCCAGCCCCAATGGCCCTGCTCGCCCCCCTGGGGATGGAGGCCAGTCCAGACCCACCATTTGAGCTTCGGCAAAATCACCGGGTGCATGGTGGCGGTCAGCGACTTCACGCAGAGCCGGACGTTGATCGGCCCCTGGAACTTCGCCCGGAACTCCTGGTGAAACCGCAGCGGCAGCACCCCCGTCGCCAGCGCGACCGCCTCGGCCAGGACCGATTCCGTCTTGCCCGACCGGTTGCCGCCCCCTGCCCCGATGATCCGCGCGCCCGAGAGATGGATCTGCGCCGCCGCGTCGCTGGCCGGCATGTAGTAGAGCATCTGGCATTCCTTGCGCAGACCCTCCCCGCGCGCCACCAAGTCGCCCGCCAGCGCCCGCAGCTGCTCCAGCGGCATCGTCCGCAGCTGGTCGGGCGTCAGGTCAGCCTTCATCACCACGCCTCCCCACCAGCGGGTCCGCGTCGATCGCCCGCTGCCGCCGCTCGAGCTCGTTCTTCACCAGATTTGTCAGATCGTCCAACGTCCGCACGTCCTCATGCCTCACAATGCTCGTCGCCTCCCCGCGCAGCAGCTGCCGCTTCTCGGTCAGGCTGGCGATCGCCTGCGTGAGCTCCCGCACGCCCGCCCGCGCCCAAATCTCCGGATGGTGCTCCAGGTAGTACAGCCCCTTGATGATCATGCGGTCCATCCGCTCGCTGATCATCTGGTCCGTCACCACCCCCAGCTTCTTCACCTCCCCCTCGCTGCGCCCGTGAAGCACAGCCCCGCTCTGCTCCCCCTCCTTGATCCGCTTCAGCTTCCGCGACGCCTTCCGGTACGCGTCCTGGCAATTCGCCGCCCCCATCCCCGTAACGGCCGCCATCTCGGCCCACGTCAGCCCCTTCTCCTCGTGAAGCCGCACAGCCTCAGCCTCACGGGGCGTCAAAACGTTGGTCTGAACCTTCGGCATCGGGGCCTCAAACTCCCTTTTTCAACGTCAGGATGCGAAAATGCCAAAAATCACGGGCCGAGACCCTCTCGGAACCCGAATTGCGCAACCACCGGTAGGCAGGATGGCCCGATAGACCGAAACAACCCGACCACCGGCGCTGTTTTGAAGTGTGATGTGAGAGCGTGGGACCCCTGGACCCGTGCCCCAGGCCGGGGGGTGTGCCGAACCGGATATGATTCCCATGGTGCACCGCAGCATGACACCAAGCCGTTGATATACCTGCATATTCTAGGAGACACCAGCGTTTCCACCCCGCACCGCAGCACGAGGGCGCATCAGGTAGGGCATTCTGCCCTGTGTGCACCGCAGCATAACCCTAAGTGATTGATATCGTTGCATAACCAAGCGCCGATAATTAGCATTATGGTAAATCGCACTGCAGCATGGACACAAGATCAATGACTTACCAGGGGGCATGGATTTGTTACGCATCCGCAACGAAACCCGCCCCGCGCCCGGCTGGCCAGCGCGCCTACGGGACGCATCCCCCTCTCTCGTGTTGCCCTTCATTGCGGCCTTGCCCGGCGGTACATCGCCATCTTCTGCCGCCACTCAGGGTCACGCATGAAGCGTAGCGCCAGTTCATTCAGGGCTATGTCGCATTGGAGGCAGACGGGACGGCTGAGGTTCTGGTCTGCGCAGGCCGACCATGATGCGTGCGCTGGCTCTCCGCACCGGCAGCAGGGAAGTCTCTTGACCCCTCGTGCCGTGTAGGGCTGGCGCCGGCCGTGCCGCCTCGCTGCCTTCCCGCTCATGCCGTTGCCTCGTGTCTCTTCCTGAGGCGGCGCTTGAGCCTGGTGAGGCGTGCGGATCTCTTGAGGGGCTTGCCTTGCTTCCGGCCGCTCGTGAGGCTGTAGGCTCGTGGGAGGACGGTGACGATGTGGCCTCGGGCTGGGTCGAAGATGACCGGCAAGGCTGCGCCGCGGATCATGACGATGATGAGGATCGTCGGGTTGCGCTCGTCGGCGCGGCGAACCACGAGGCCTTGCCCTGCCTCACATTGACAGGCCAAGTAAAGCACATCGGCTGTGGTGAGCACCAGATTATGCCGCTCGAGCGCCCTGTCTTTCACGTGCTGCAGCCCTGTGCTCATGTCCATTACTGGTCCTTGGTGGGGATGATGCGGTCATCTGGCTCGAACTCAAACACGCGATGGTATTTGTCCATGTATCGGAGATCACCGTTGGCGATCTTCACCAGCGTGAACACAAGGTTGTCGCCCCAGCCAACGTGCCGGAACAGCGTCCCCAACTCCTGTGTCTCCGGCCTCACGCCCTCTGGTCGGGTGGAGGCGCGGTAGGCAAGGACGGCCGCGATAAGCAGGCGCAATCCCTCGTTAGCCGCAGGGCCGGCGCGGTTCCGGTGATCAACGAGAGTGCGGTAGGGCCCCATGTTGTCGTCCAGCGCCAACCCAGCCTCCAGCACGGCCCTTGCCTGTGGGTAGAGGGGTTCGGGGGTGGCGCCGCAGTCGCATTGGCCGGGCTTCATCGCTGGCGCGTTGTGGAGCGCACAGTCGGATGCATGTCGGTGAATTTCGCAGTTCGGGACTGCGCAAGCGTGGCCGCCGTAGTCGCGCACCAAGTCCTTGAGCGCCTGTGTGGCCTTGGGCTCGGACGGGCAGCAATATGCCTCTTCAATCGCATCGTCACGGTGTATCCGGCTCATTCTGTCGGCTCCTTTGTTGGGGGGTGGGGGTAGCCTCGAATGGCCTCACGCACCTGCTCCAGCACATCCAGGTACTGCGCCTTGTTGCTGCGCGGCTCCACGATTGACATGGCCGCCTCTGCCGCCTTCAGGGCATCCAGGCACTTGAAGAAGGCATCGTCAGGCGCCTCGAGCACAGACACCAGATCCCAAAGCGTCATGAGGCGCTGGGCGCTCGCCACTTCGCGCCGCAACCAGCCGGGCTCGAACTCGAAGAACGGGTCAGTCATTGGGCGGGGTCCATCTTGCGAATCACGAGGTGGGCGCAGTCAAACTCGATGTGCGTTTCTCCGTACCGCCAGTAACAGCGGTGGCCCGCCAGCTTGTTCCTCCAGATGAGCCTGGCGGCTTCAGCGCGGGGCATGAAGAACCATCGCTGCGCCCGGCTGTCCGCCCACCTGGCCTCGACCTGACGCTTGGCGGTCATGATGGCTTTCCCTCCAGGGCGGTGCGGGCGGCCCGGCAGTCGCCAAGCCTCACAACACAAAAGTCGCTGTCCAGCGCATCGCTTTCTGCGCGATCTGCGAACCCAGCGAACGGCTCCAACGCCTCCCGCAGCGCAGCCACCTCACCGGCAGGGGTGGCGGGCGGGAGGGCCTGGATTTCTTGGTGCGCATCGTTCAAGGCTTCCGCTGCGGCGGCCCAAGATTGCCACTCGTTACCACCTAGCTCATAGGCGGTACGGCGACACTCTTCGTAGTGGAGTATCATGCGCTCCACCATCGCCAGCACATCATCGGCGCGTAGGAGTTTGTCAGTCATGGGCTGGGTTCCTCGCGCATCAGCACCAAGTGCCAAGTCACGCCCTCGGCGCCCTCGCCCCTGGCATAGTTGTCGTATGTCCGCTGTAGCCGCTCTGCCGCCTCCAGGAACGCTGGCGTCATCCCCCGATTCTTCCGGCAAGTCGGTGTGATCATCTGGTGTCCGGCCTTCAGCCCAGGCAGCTTTGTCTCCCTCACTTCATCCTCCTATGCTGTGCGACCGCCTCTTGAGCAGCCTGCTCGGGTGTCCAACGAGCGAGATATGCTGCTCGCCAATCATAGTCTGCCGGCGGGGCATCCTGCAGCATCTCGAAGGCCAGGAAGTAGGCCACATGGTGCCACGACGCGAAGGTGTCGAGCGGGGTGATGTTGGTCATGGTCGATCCTCCGATCACAGCGACAATCCAGACGCGATGTTGCGCTCGCGGATGGCGGCTTCGTCTTCCTCGGTGCGCCGGCCGCGGATGATGGCCGCGATATACTCGCCAGGGCTGACTTTGGTCGATGCCGTCTCGACGGCAGCCGTTGCTTTCGGGACGCTGCCGTCCAGCGCCGCCAGCAGCTTCGTGATTTGGCCGCCGGCTGCCTTGCCAAGCACCTCTCGGCCGCGGTGGTAGAGCCGGGTGTTCGGGTCTGAGAGATCAACCGGCGAGGCGCGGCTGCGCCCTTCGGAGGTTTCTTTAGAAACCGTAGAAGGAGTTTGTGGTTGTGGTTGTGGTTGGCTAGCGTTTGTTGTGCGATTGCCAGTGCGATTGCCATGCCTCGCCGCTGCGCCTGCCTTACCGGCCGCACTGCGTTTGCTGATCTTATCCTCTGCGTTTGCTACCTCGTGATCAATGCGACTGTGGCGCCAGTTGGCGTCGAAGAAGCCGGCGATGGTGTCTTTGACCGCAGCCCACTCGCGCGGCGACAGGCGGGTGATGCGGGCAAGTTTCTTGTCGTCCGCCGGCAACCCTCCGCTCTGCCAGTAGTGCATGATCAGCAGGAGGTAGGCACCGTGCTCCACCGTGCTCAGGTGGCCGGTGTCGGCCAAGTAGTCGGCGACGTAAAATGGCATCCAGGGAGGGGTCATGCTGCGCCTCCCTGGAACAGGTCCCGGCTGCTGTCGTCGATCGGCAGGTAGCGGCCCTGTTCGCGGACGAACTGCGCCTCGAACTGTCCAGGCACGCCGATCTCGTCGTGGTAGCGCGACTTGGCAACGCGGATGATTGTGCTGATCTCATCCTTGCGGTGGACGATCACGCCGACGTCGGCCTTGTTGGCCCAGTGGGCCGAGTCCGATATGTCATACATCGACGGCATCGGCACGCTTCCATCCTTTTCTTTCTGTAACTTGGTCGGGTGCGCGACGACGATAAGATGTACTTGGTACTTCTTGGCGAAGCGCCGGAATTCCTTGATCGCGATGCCGGTGTACTCGGTCAGCGAGACACCGTCCGGCCGCATGTGGTCCATTTCGTTCCAGGGATCGACGACGACGATCCGCACGCCATGGCGCACCACCGATGCGGCGGCCTTTTCGAGCAGCCAAGGCAGCGTCGCGTCGTCGTCGTCGCTCGGGCAGATGAAGCTGAAATGCTGGTCGATCCAGGTCGCCGCTTCGGCCTTCTCGGCCTGGCTCTGCCAGTTCGGGTGCTTGCGGTGCAGCCAGGTGGACAGCATCCGGCGGTGGTCGATCTGCGGCTGCGTCTCGAAGGCAGCGAAGGCCGTGTCCCACCCGTGCGCCTGCACCATGCGGCAGCAGAGGTCGGTGACGAAACAGGTTTTTCCGTGGCCGGGGATGCCGGTGACGACGGCGAAGTCACCCAGGCGCAGCTTGTAGTGCCGCCCGAGCTCGGCCATGCCGCAGTCATGCGCCGCCGCGCTGGAGATGGGCGGCAGTTCGGACATGCGATAGATGCCGTCCACCCTGACCCAGCGGGCCCGCTTGAGCGTCTCGGTGACGCCCTTGGCCCCGTAGAGCCGCAGAGCATCGTTAAGGTCCTTGCAGCCCTTCGGGTAGACGACCCATTTGCAGCGGGCCTTGCCGAGCCTGACGGCAAGATCGTTCATCAGGTTGATGCCCGGCCCGTCGTTGTCGGTGCAGAGTATGATTTCCCGGATATCTCGCATGGCCGGCTCGGCATCGCGCACGTAGGAGTACTTGGCGCCCCTGTCGTCGTCGCCGATGGCCTCGGCCGGCGCACCATCGGGAACTGAGACAACGCGCGCGTAGCCCGCCTGCAGGGCCGCCAGGGCATCGAATTCGCCCTCGGTGATGATCAGCGGCTCATTGGCGAGGCTGGCATCGGTGATGACGTTGAAATTGAAGAAGCACTTCTTGCCGTCCTTGTCCTGGTGGAACCGCTTCTCGCCGTCGAGCGTGCGGTATTTCCAGTTCACCGTATCGGCGCCGACCACGTAGGGGATGCGGACGAGGTCAGTACGATCCGCGCAGGTTTCGATTCCAAGTCGAGATGCGATCTCGGGGTCGAGCCCGCGGTTTTCGATCAGTTTGAGGTGCCTCTCGCTCAGCCCGCCCATCGTCGGCGCCCTTGTGTCCGCAGTGGTGACAAAGAAATTTGACCTCGCGATCGCCGATCCAGACGGACAGGCAGGGGTCGCGCTTGTTGCGCCGGGTGTGGCTGCACTTCGGGCAGACGCATTTGTGGTTCCCCGGCGCCTGGCTCTTCAGCCTGATGTCGTGCCGGTCCAGCAGGTCGGATATGCTCGCCATGCAGCATCCCCTATGCGGCTCCCTTCGGCTCATCCGGCCCGTCGCCGATGATCTCTGCCAGCCGCCGGGCGAGCGTTTCGTTCTCGACGCGGACGAGCCGGTCAAGATCTTCCGCCGCCGCCAAATGTAGGCCGGCAGCCTTGCGATGCTGTTCGGCCGCGAGTTGTACTGAGGCGACGCCACGCGCCCTCTCCCGCAGTTCCCGCAGCGTCTTGATGCCGACTCGGGTTGAGCCGTCGCTGTGGGGGATGCCGCGGCCCAGCCCCAGCTTCGCCAGCGCATCGCCGTCCACCAGGTCGGCGGGGAGGCGCAGTCCGTCGAGGCGCTTCACGGGGCCGGTGTCCTCGCCTGTGCACGCGGCGCGCGGGCGCGGGTGAAGGTGCGTGATGTTCGAGTCGTCGGTCATTTGTCCGCTAGCAGGTAGGTTTGCGAGCGGCCGAACGCGCCGTCTATCGCCGGGCGAATGATGCGCTTTCGGAGCATCGAAATGATGGTTCCTTTCATCAGCTCTCGGTGGTTGAGGTAAAATCTGTTTCCCTCCCGGATGAGCCGCCCACCGGACTTCATTTCCTCCAGAAAGCGTTTCTGCGCGGGCGTAATGGGGGCGCGTTTGATGGGCTTGTCACTCATTGCGGGCCTCGACTTTGCTGTTCATGCGCTTGCGGAAATGGGGGTCGGTCAGCGGGCGGCTGGGGATCTGGCGACCACGGCGTTTCTTCTCGCCGCTGTGCGCCTTGCGCTGGCGGTCGGCCTTGCGGATCATCTTCAGGTCGGCCGCCGACTTCGGTTTGTGGCAGTCGCGGCGCCAGACAGCATCGGGCTTGCCGCTGTTGCCGAGGCCGACAGCCAAGCCATGCTCGCCGTCGCCGTTCTCCATCGTCACTTCCTGGCCGCAGCCGCAGCCGCACAAGCCCCGCTGTGCTTCGATCATGGCCGCCTTCTCGCGGCGGGTGAGGCTGCGGCGGACGGTCATGCGGCCTCTGCCACCAGCTCCACAGCGTGCGCGCAGGGGATGGCGAACTTCTGGCCGTCCTCCTTGGTGATGATGTAGCAGGGGATGGAGTCGGTGTTGTGCTCAGCGGCCGGCGCCGAACCCCAGGCGTAGTGCCGAAGATCGCCCATGAACCCGCGGCGCGTCACCAGCAGGTCCTCGCGCTCGGCCTCGTAGACCCGGCCATGCGCCCAGTAGCCCGGATAGTTGACCTTGATCTTCATGCCGCTTCTCCTGCGTCTCTCAGTTGCTTGGGAACCCATTTGGTGTAGCAGCGCGCCTCGTGTTCGTCGCAGTAGGGGCGGCCGTCTGGCGTGATAGGCGCGTCGCAGAAGTGAAAGTCCGGCTCGCGCGGATCGCCCTCAGGAAATTGGCAGGTGCGCGGCCGCCAGATGGAATCGGACGGGCGCGGGGCGCGGGTCGACGGATGCGGCGCTGGCGTGTGGCGGTTCTCCGCCGGCCTGCCGCGCTTTACCTTTATCGCCGGCGGCGCCGGGGCGAGCTCGGCAGGCATAGGAAGCGTTGCCTTCGGCTGCCGGCCTCTCGCGACGCCCGCAGGTTTCCGCTGCGCCTTGGGCCTCAGGTGCGCCGGCTGCTTCTCGGGCCGTTTGAGGCCGAGGCGATACAGCCGGCCAATGCACTGGTTCTTGGTCAGGCCCATGGCCTCGCCGATCTTGCTGGCGCTCAGGCCCTCAGCGAAGTGACGGCACAGCTTGGCGTCGGCCGCCTTTGTCCAGAGATTTTCTCTCATGCCAGCGCCCCCGGCACGATGGTCACGACGGCGCCGGCCACGTCGCCCCAGCGCGCACGAACCTCATGCACGTTCTTGTCGTCGTCGATCAGATCCATCTCCACCAGCAGGTCGAGGCATGCCTTTATGCGGTTGTCGATATCGCTGGCGGCGTTCTGGCGCTTACAGGTGATGTCCACCATCACCGGGCCGGCGACATGGTGGCGGCGCTGCGCCAGCACCTC